CGCACTGTTGAAAGAAGTGAGGGCGCGTGATGCCCTTATGAATGCCCCTATGATTAACTCTTACTCTGGTCCCGAATACATTTCGGTTGAACTTGAAGGTAGACTTAAAGTCGTAGCTGAGCGCCATTTCAAGATCATCGTCGAGCATCACATGGGCGAGGGACGTTTCTCTTACGAGGACGCCCCAAACCCTGTGAACCAACTTGGACCTGTTCACCAAGATTGCACCCCCGTGGTCACCAGCAACGACTTTGAGTCGTTTATGGCGGCTTTCGGGAAACGGTGCAATTTTATGCAGGAAAAAGAAGGTGACGACATCGACGATGCGACTTTCAAAGAGGCGATGGATATCATTCGCGAGATTCCCGACGGTTTGTTCGAACCGTGGGATGAAAACGAGGCCGACCGCTCACACTGGATGAGCAAGTTCGGACCTGCGAAACAAAAGAGGATGGCGGACGCTTTTGAAGTGATCCCGGACGCCACCCCTACCTATCTCGGTACCAAAGATTTGAGCGTCAAAGCTGAGTGTTTGATCAAACGCGACGACCCCGAGTGGGCCCCGCGCGTGATCTACGCTGGCAATGACGTGTTCAACACCGTTACAGGTCCACCGTCCATGGTTGTGATGCAAAGAGCTGTCTCTCTCACCAGAGACATGCAAATCCCTTTCGGCGAAGTGCTGGTAGATTTTGGTTACAAGACTACCGATACCGCGCTTTGTGACTTTCTTTTTGACGACATTCGTCTCAAGGAAACCGTGGAGGGAGACTTTTCTCGCAATGACCGCGAACAACGTTCGCGTGTTGCTTTGATTTACGACGCATGGCTCAGCAAGCTAGGAATGCCCATGTGGTTCCGAACGTTGCTGCTAGACCTTGAGCACTTCACAGTGCGTAATTTCAGATTCGGTTTCTCTGCCAAATTGGCATTTCAATTGCCCACCGGCACCACATCAACCACACCCCGTAACTCACTTTACAACGGGACCATGTTCGCCGTCGCTGTGCGCCGCCAAAAATTGCGTACCGAGGATTGGTACTCTGATATCGGGAAACTGTATCAGATTGCTGCTCGGGCCGTCATTTTAGGCGATGACATACTTGCCAGGCTGTTTCGACGCTTGGCATTAGACGGATGGACTAAAACTGTGGCTGATTTCAAAATGGTGCTCAAGGCAAAGGCACCACGCATCAACGGCGACGCGACCTTCCTATCAAGAAGGATTTTCGCAGAGGTCGACCAGGCATGCATGGTACCATTACTCGGCAAGATGCTCGTGCGCTTTAACGTGCGAGCAACTTCTAATGACGCGATAACCGACTCTGCTTACATGGCCGGTAAATCGCTAAGCTACGCTTATGAGTGTCGCCACGTCCCGTTACTCTCGCGAATCTTCCTCGCGAGGTACTGGATGGAGGCTGATCACGAATTGGTGCAACTTGAAGACCTAACCTGGTTTACCAAAACCAGTAATCTTTCATTAGATCAAATCGTCGCGGCAATCCGCGACGAAACTGTCC